AAGTTTCCGTTAAATGCCATATTCTACTCCTATGGTGTATTTGCCTGACCACCCATACCACTATGATTAGTGCAATAATAGTATAGAGTTGGCGCTCCAACTGCTACGGTGATCTGTACATACGCCCCAGCACTACCTGCTGTTCCGCTTGTTGTAACACCTGTTGTATATTGAGATCCACCCCCATGGGTTCCGTTAGCCGTTGTCGAAAATCTCAAAGGATGACCAGAGTTACTGCTATCTGACTGATCAAATCTATATGTTGATCCTTCATTTAACGTAAGAGTTGGGCTGGCTCCAGATAGCCCAGCTATATAATACTTGTTCCCTGAACCATAGCTGTTAGTCCCAGATGCAACCGTTACGGTATAAACGGTAACATTAGTGGAGATTGATGGGCTTCCCAAAGATATGGTTGCTACAACACCTGTTGGGGTGATGTTGCCTGTTACAGATATAGACGGAGATCCAAGACTAACGGTTGCAGCTATGCCGGTTGGAGTGACATCTACTGGAGTTGTAGGAGAGGCACCGGTTATTGTTACTCTGCCAGCTTCTGCTCTCATAAGAGGAAGAGGTATAGTTTCTATCGTATCTAAATCAAACGTAGGAAACGTGACCTCTGCCCCTTCTGTAAACTTATCTGGCCTTGGGTTAAGAAGAGATTGCGGGTCATCTACCCTAACCCTTCCAAGAAAGTTTTGTGGCTGATCAGGATCAACCACATCATAACCCACACGAAAACCGTTTTTAACACCGTTTTCATACTCATCAACAAGCTGATCCAGAGGATACCTGAACCCTGTTTTGTCGCAAAAACCAAATGCGTATTTGCCTCTAGCGTTTGTCATTATTAACCGGCTCTACCAAACCTCTTGCCTCTGGTCGCTGCGCCAGCACCACGAACAGTGCCACCCTTTGACCTCTTCATGGCCCCGCCTTTTTTCATGCCTTTTTTCTTCATCATGCCTCCACCAGCTTTAGATATGGTATAGCCCATGTCTTTAGCTATTTTTCTAAGGCTGGCGACATTGGTTACCTTGCCACCTTTGGCATAACCCTTCTTCATCATGCCGCCTTTTTTCATGCCTTTTTTCTTCATAGAGCCACCCATAGCGTAGCCCTTCTTCTTCATCATGCCGCCGCCCTTCATCTTGCCTTTGCCATCGGCAGCAAAAAACGGAACCTTTTGCCCTTGATCATTTGTAACCATCTTGAGCTTGCCACCTTTTTTCATGCCCTTCTTCTTCATAGCACCGCCCATGGCGTAACCTTTTTTCTTCATGGCTCCACCTGATTTAGCAGATTGCTGTCGCGGCATGACCCTATCCATTTGCTTTTCAAGAATAGATCTAGTCTTTCTCTTGGCTGCTGGTGCTTTTTTCTTCATAGATTTACGGGTAAAATTCTTTGGCCCGCCTTTTTTCGCTACAATTTTTAATGGCATTTTAACCTCCTGCATAGAATGTGTTGTATGGCACGAACTTGATAGATGACGAGTCTGTGTCTTCGTTTGCTGCTAATTCAAACTGAAACTCATACTCTTGTTTAAGCGGTGCCACACGGCCCGCCACTTCAGGCTTCTTCATCGCAATGTAGTAAGCCAACCCAGCCGCAAGACAAGGAACAAACCTTGGCGGCATATCTGCTGTGGTGCCGATACCAGAAGAAACTCCTGATATGCCCTTCAACCTATAATAAAAAAGTGTGTATGTGCTAAGATCAGGGACAGGCCACAAAGTGGCTGTGACAGATGTTGCCTGCCTGTCCACATAAATCTGTGTTGGTCTGCCTTGAGTGTTTTTTGAACTTTGCTTTGCATATGTAGAAACGCTTATACGAGTTACATTTGTATCTGTCTGACTTGTCCCAGTGCCTGTTCTAATCTGATGTTCTATAAGATCTATTGTATCAGTGGGCATGGTATAGGTTGCTGTTCCAGCAGTAAGAGCCTGTGTGCCTGACTCTATCGTCCAAAGATTAAGACCGCGATTCTGCCATTCTAATGTTAACAGATTAAGACTTCTTCTAGCTGTCTTGAGATCGTAACCAGTAGTCATCTGAAGGCCAGCCCTCTCAAAAGCCTCTTCAAATATCTCAGGAAGATCTGGCGTTACTACTGACATTACTTAACCTTTCTGTGGCTTCTAGTCTTTGCAGCTATCTTTTTTGGCTGTTTGGAAAACTGTTTACCTGCTTTAGTAGCTTTCCTTTTGGCTCTTGTGGTCGCCGCGTACTCTTTCGATGAGAGCGATTTAATAGCTGAAGACGGTAGATATCTTTCCCCGGTTGCTTTCGGACCCTGCGTGGACGGTTTGCCACTTTTGGTTCTCCATTTTTGCTTTGTCCAAGATTTCAAACTTCTTTGAGGTTTTTTCAAAGCCATACTATTCTCTCGATTTTCTTATAGCGTCTAATGTTTCCCTGAGTGTAGGAGGTTTTTTTTCATTAGGTCTATATTTGCATTGCAATTCTTTAGGGTAATATTCTGATGGTTCTAACCAAACGCTGTCTACCGTGTTATTAGGACCATAGTATATGCAAACTCTCTTTTCGTCTATAATGTCACATCCTTTGAGACGACAGACCACATACTCTGGAGTTGTTTCTGCATTAGCGACTGTGCCTTTTAAGAACATAACAAAGCCAATAAGAACCCCTACCCCAACAAAAAACATCAACACCCATGCCACAATTTCAACAAACTTGCGTCTGCGTTGCCTCTGAATATACAAAGTTTCTTGCCGCTGTTTTCTAATTTTACCTTCCATAGCGATAAGCTCGTCCCACTTGGACTTGCCATACATCATTCCTATGAAATTTTTTAAATCGGTTCGTTGCTGCTCTGCGTTTCGCTTGGCGGCAAACGTCTCCATAGCTTCCTGCTCAACCGATTTTCCAGCAAAGAGCTTCTTAAATATTGGTGGATTTTTGGCTTCTTTTTCGAGCATATCTAGATCGCTCAAAGCGCCCATCCAACGCCCTAAATCACTTGCCATGCTCTCTATATCACGCCCTATCTGTATGCCTTTTTTAACAGCATTGAAAGCGGCAGTGGCAGTAGCCATAACGGTAACCGGGTCCATGTTAATAAACCTCTATATTCTTTGGGTCTACCCTTACTGGCTTGCAATACGCTGTAGCCTTATGTTTTTCCGGCACTTTGTAAGCGTACTGGTAATTCCCATATCTTTTTGTCACTTCTGAAGCAAAGTAATTACACCTATCGATAGACTCAAAATACATATCTGAGCTAACTATCTCTCCCCCTATTATTACGACCAACAAAAAAGCATGAATCATAGCTCACCGCTTTTTTGCTTTTCTTATAGACTCTTTCCCTTTCTTAAAAATTTGAGCCACTTGATTTTTGCCCATTACCTTAGCCCTTTGCTCACCAACTGTTAAAATTTGTATTTTCCTTGCATAAGGCTTTCTAATTTTTTTAACTTTTGCAACTGTGGCTCTAGCATCTGCTGGAGTAGCAAACTTGATTCCAACCGTGTCTTTAGGGTTTTCATCAGTATAGAGCCTGCGACCTGATCCCTTTGGCTTTTTACCTGTACCAACTTTTGGATCTCTTTTCTTTCTCATTAGTCTTTATATCCACCACCAGCTTTTTTATAGGCTTTCGCCATCATTTGAGCCTTTCTTGCTGACCATTGGCCCGGAGCGCCGCCCTTACCACCAGCTTTAATTCTGTTAAATATTCTCTTCCTAAGTCCCGGCTTGGTGTAGTTACCAGCTTTATTAACAGTAGATTTTGACTTTCCTCCAGACTTTAACATTTTTAATTTTCTACGAGGATTGGCTGGTCCAGAGGGCATAACCGTTATTCCACCCAACACAGACTTACCGCCCCCTCCACCTCTGCCCTTGCGAGAGATTTCACTTTTCTTTTTTCTCACAGCAGATTCTGTCTTTTGACGGCGCTTAATATCAGCTACACGCTTTGCGTCTGTTTCCTTTTCCTTTTTTAAGGGCGCTTTTGCTGTTTTTTCAAAGTTAGCGCCAGCTAATTTGCGATTTTTAACCCGATTTCGTCTACTAGCCTTTTCTCTTTCTTCTCTAGCTTCTGCTGGAGATATAGAAGCAAAAGGATCATTAAATTGTGTTTGCGAACCAGATTTAGTTTTTTGTAATTCATCCATTTTCTTTGAGCCTGTTCTTAAATTAGCAGAACCACCAGACTCAAACTTTTTAGACTTTATCTTGCCGCCCCTCTTCATGGCGATAGGTTTTTTGCCCTTGTTCTTACAGAGCATTTTTGCCGCTCTCATTAGAAACTCCTATGCTCTCCTGTTTAACTTCCTTGCAGTGCTAGTCCTTTTAAAAGATCTATTTTTAGATGCCGGAACAACTTTTAAATTTGATCTTCTGTTGTCTCTAGGATTTCCATTCCTGTGAGCAACATCTTTACCATCACCCTTCCTAACCTTCCCAGCAGCAGACATCTTACGCCTTGCTGTATTTCTTCCAGCCCTACTTTTCTTTTGAGTAGTTTTTGACTGGTAGTTCTTATACTCAGATCTGTAGTTGCGCTTACCGCTGGGTGCCACGAGTCTTTCCTTTTGTAGCTAAACCGTCTATAGAACGGGTGCGCTTTGACTTAACCATCTGGCCTCCCTCAGACATTCTATCTGCTGGTGTCATACCTTTTGCTTTCATAGCATCAGATCCTGTCTTTCTCTTCTTCTTTGCCGCATCAGAAGCAAGCAGAGTGAGAATCCCACCAATGTTTTTATTCTTCATTCTATTGCCTTTTAGCTGCTGCTGCATGGACGCTCGCGATATTGCCATCGTAGTTCCTTCCTGTGAACTCTTCCCACATTGGCCTCAACATGTTGTGAAGCTCATCAATCTTCTGACTATTGTCATCAATCTTTACAGACATGACAGCAACACTCTTATCCACACCTATTAGAGTGGACGATATCCAAGTCACCCCTGTGGCGCATATTCCCACAAAGGACACAAACAAAGTTCCAGCTATGAATTTAGAACTCAACATTTCCATCTCTTCCTAGCCTGACGTAATCTGCTATTTGGATTCTTTGCTGCTTTGGGGAACTTTTTCATTTGACCAGCAGAACGGGCGCAGAAAGATTTCCTGCGCTTGGCTGCTTTACTTCCGGGTTTTACCTTGCCTGTAACCGCTGTCTTGAGCTTGCTGCCGGGGTTTTTGCGCCTGTAAGCAGCAACGCCAGCCTTTGTCATGCCAGCGCCTGATT